TTAGCTGCCATAGTTTCCGAAGTGTCACGGGATACGGAAGGAATGAATCCTACCATTTCACGAGATACGATATCCAATGCTCTGTAAATTGTAGGTGTTAACCCTGTTAAAACATTAGGTGTAAGTGCCATATTTTTAATCCTTTAATTGACCACCGGCAAGCATAAATTTACTTCGCTCGGTTGGGTCTAGTTTGTTGAATTCTGCACGAGCCATTGTCTTAGCTGCCCCATTTGTAATTGGTGTTGCTCGTGTGTTGCTTTTTCTCAACTCTTCTACTGCCTTAGCAGCGTTTGCCTTGAAATAGCTCTCAATTTTCCCTGTGTAATCTTCTAATTCATCCTCGGTCTGTGGAGGGGTTAAGAGTAAGTCTGTAAGCTCCTCAGGTAACCCTTTCTTTGAAAGAGTCCGTCCTAGCTTGTAAGTTAGCTTTTCCCTAAGAGTCTCTGCTCGGAGTTTCTCAAGATCTGCCTTCTCAGCCTTGTCTCGTTCTGCTTCTGTCATCTTAGCCTTTTTCTCAGCCTCAAGGACTTTCTGCAATTCAGAATTTTTCCGGTTTACACCTGCTAATTCTGCTTTTAACCTTTCCATTTCTTTAGATGATTCCGACTCCTGCTGATTCGCCTGAGTGGTGTCTGGAGCCTGATCCTGCATAGCCTGATCCTGCTTTAATTCTTCTGCCATAATTGTTACACTCCTATATGTATTTGTCAAGTATTATTATAACACTTTTAAGTTATATGTCAACGTTGCTTCTTCCAATCCTCATATGATATCTCTTGCCCTTGTCCTGCCGGTTCATCAGCAAGCTCTTGCCTTGAACTGCACCTACAATTTATCACATCCTCAGCAGGTAAGCTTGGGTCCATGGGACCTGTCACCCATTGCCCTGTAGGTTCGTAGTAGAACATCAACTCTCCGTTGTGTTCCTCAGCTTCCCTACCGTTCATGAAAGCGTGATTATCTCTTGTACGTGAGTCCATATAAGCATCCCAAAACAACCTTATCTGGATTCCCATGCTTTGCGACTTGTTCAGGATATCCCTCTGTCCTTCTGCCATAGCCCTTTGACCTTCCGTCCTTGCAATAACTAAAGCCTTCTTTGCAGAGGATTCATAGACCTTTTTTATTGACCTTGCCATGTCGGGGTAACTCTGACCTTGTACTACACCCTGTGCAATAGAACGCCTTATTCCTTCCCTAGTGGTTTGTGTCAAAGTATTTCTAGCTATCTTATCTAAAGGATTGCTTGCTACAGCTTCAACAGCTTTCTTAGGGATAACAGCTAGTGAAGCCTTAGAAGGAGCTATGTTGTACGCACTCATGAGGTAGGTCTCTTGGTAGACATCAGCAGGAAGCCTTGCAAGCTTTGCGTTTACCGCACCAGTCGTTGAACCTGCAACCTTGGTAAGCTCACCCTCAAGAGCAGTGAGGCGGTTGTACTTCGCCATGTCAGCGTAGCTTAGCTTACCGTCTACAGCGTACTTCTCATAGATGAGAGCTATCTTAGATCGTGTCTCCTTCAATGCTGTCCTGTACTGTGCTGTTATCCACTTCTCCGAGGCTGTTATCTGCTTGTCGATTTTCTTCGGTACCTGTGATAGTTTCATCTACTTCCTCCAAATCGGGATATACTTCCTGTTCGCTTTCCATTTGTTTAATCTCTTCATCAGCAGAGTCTATAAAGCTCATTTGTGATAAAGCCGTCTTTCTTGATACATTGCCAGTCAATAACGCAAGCGCTTGGGCTTCCCCTTGTACATCAGCAGGTATGTTACGAACGAACTTGAAAGATATATCTTTGTAATCTAAGCCTAATCCGCTAAATAGATTCCAATACTCAGAAAGTAGTTTATACTGGTACCTCAAAGCAGCAGTAAATTTTCTTTCAAATATCTTGCACTTGTTCTCTAACTGCATTAACTTTGTCTGCCACCCTATAACCCTAATATCACCTGTCGGCACTTCTGCAAAGTCTACGCTCTTCGCAAATTGGAAGATGTTCTTTCTTATCTCGTCTAAAAGGACTTTCACACTAGCCATGTCTATAGTCTTTGACACGAAGGAAAAATCTGCATTTTCATCAATAGACATAATGCCTGTTTGTTTCATTTGCTCCATTGTCTCTTCATCTAAATGGGCACCCTTCAAGACTGCATAGGCTAACCGTAGTTGTTCGAACTCGCTAGAGCCGTCGGAGACAGCCTTGTCGTATGCTTCGATGAGTGAGGTTACCTTTTCGTAATCGCCCATCATCTCATCGTTGTTTGGGATTATAAGCATAGGAACCTTGGCAAACATGTGCGGAGTCTCGCTCTGTAGCTCCCATGTAGCACCCACCATCTGGTAGAGACGCATGTTGGTGTTGTCGTATAACTCGCAGACATTAACCTTGGTCTTGGAACCTTCGCCTATCTTCTCATACTTGTCATAGAACCAAAAGCCATATATAGGCTCTCCAGTATCATCTGAATAGGCTACGTATGTTTCCCATGGGTACTCTGGATTCCTTACCCTTGCACCCTCTGATGCATTGAATAGAACACGAGTAGAATATCCACAAATAGCAGATAGCTTAACACTAGTTGCGTTAAGGTCATCAATTTGATTTTCTCTGTTCCAATCATTCATGAACTCATTGATAAAATCATATACTTCTTCTGCGTACTTACTCTGGTCGAGGGATATCTTAATAGTGTTCCCCATGTAACCAACCTTGTCATCAATGATCGTGCCATAGAAGTCATTAGCTAATTTGTTATTCACCTTATTAGCATTAGCAAGCACTCTACTTTTAATAGGCACTTCACCACGGTATAGATTCCACATCTCTTTCATTTTAGATGCTTTAGAATCTAATTGATTCTTGACATCTTTAATCATGTCAATCTCGTTGTCGTACTGCCCCTCTTGGATATACTTTAAAATATCAATGTCCATTACATGTTCCCCCATATGATTCGTGCTAAGTCGTTGTTTATCGTACCCGCTTTTGTTCCCCTGTTCAATGGCTCTAGGGCGTACCGCAAACTATCAATATAGTGATTGTGCAAGTCCTCCGGCACAGGTGATATGTCTCCTGTAGTTGAGTTCTTCTTATAGCTATAGAGCTTGAACTCCTCTAGAGTGTTCTTGCACCGTTCATGAATAACCACTTCCTTGAATCCTCGTATCTTTGCTATGCCGTCCTCGATAGAGCCTTTGCCCTTCTTTGAGCCTTTCATCCTTGGGTAACCGTTCTTTCTCAGATAGCTGATAAGCTCAGGTCTTGCTGAGTCCGCCACGCTGTCCCATGTGGCAAAAGTGGGGATTGCTTCAAGCACTCTTGGTGTGTCGGTTATCTCGATTCCCACACCGCCAGTCTCGTTGTCTATGAAAAGAGTATCATCCTTGATAAAACTCCTCGTAGTTGCCAATGGGTCATGAGCAAAGCCGAAGTCAAGCCCGTGGAAGAACTGTGCATCATCGGGAGTCTCAAACCAATCGGAGCGGAATTTGCCATGGAAGATACAAGCGTCAGAGATTGAGCGTGGTTGTCCTTCCCATATCCACATATATTTGTCGTAGTCGTGTTCCTTGTCCCATAGCATCTGGTCGGTGAGAACCTGGGGAAACTTCGGGTTGTCTCTGTAGTTCTGGAACATGACTTGCGTGTTATCTCGCTCTTGTGCTACGAACATGCGGTACACAGGGTCGTCTATGCTGTCTGTGTTGAAGTCTATGTAGAATCGTGAGTCCTTAGCCCTTATGGTCGGTATGAGCTTGTCCCATGATTCCTGTGGCACTTTGTCAGCCTCAGCTACCCATGCAATGTCTATTCCTTCCATGCTCTTGATCGAGTCGATATTATGCCTAAGCCCCTTGAATATGAATTCGCTTCCAGCCTTGCTTCTGATACTTGTCTTCTGTATGTCAAAGTTAGGCTCTAAGCCGTGCATGGTTATCTGTGAGGTGAGCGTATGATAGACAGACTCGTTGATGGAATTCTGGTACTCTCTGGTGCAAAGGATACGCAAAGGCTTCTCACAACTCAATGCAAGAATCCCTTTAGCAATGTTCCAAGTGCTACCCTTACCACGACCACCATAGCTGATGTTGAATCGCTTGGGAGCAGTGAAGAAAGGCTTATACTGTCGGAAGATTTCTATTCTTGCCATGATACCTCGATGCCTACATTTCCAGACATATTGATATCCTGCCTATCTGTCATACCGAGATTTTTAAGAAGGAAGATGCTCATAGTCGGGTTTGTTACATTAAATAGCCCTAACCTAATCAACTTATCCTTCTGAGCTTCATTGCACTTTTTACGTGACTCCGAAAATT